CTGTCTTAAGAAGCAAGTCGTTCGTTTTCTGCGCATCTCCGGCGGCGGCATACACTGCACTCCATTCCTTTGCGCTTGCCCCAATCTGCTGAGGTGTAGCATAAGAGATAGATTCACTACCAGAGGATACAGATGTTACAATTCCTGTCGTGCTACCACCGGACCCGATTACGGTTGATGTACCGCTCACAGCGGCATTAGTAGCATTCTTTTCAGCAAGCTCAATCTGATACATTGTTTCGGCCAGTGAGCAGACCGCCTTTTTGATACGCTTCTGAAAATATTCATTCACAGGCAGTCCGTCCACCAGTCTGTTAAATGTCATCGTGTCTATAAAATCACTGGCTTTTTCTGCCAGTCGTGGAAAGTCGGTTTCTGGCACGACTGAACCGAAATATGAAGTTGTGTAAAATTCATAATCTGCATAAGCCATGCCAGTTACCTCCTACATTTATGATTTTGCTGTTACGCTTGCACTTCCGGCATTCAGTGCTTTGTATGTTCCATCACACTCAACCACTGTAATCTTCTGTTCGGTTGTTGCCTTAATGTCAGCTTTTCCGTCCCAAGAAGTCCAGTTTCTGAGATTCTGTCCATATCCAACAGTTACTGCGTCTGTTGCAACTTTGTATTTGTATACGTTGTTGGAGTTTTCCTTAGCCGGATTTACAGTGATTTTTGTATCACCAGTTGCTGTTCCTGCCGCAGATGTTACTGTCAGAGCGCCGAGTGTTGGTGTCTCATCAATGGTGATTACTGCGATTGCGTCAATGTACTCTGCAAAAAGAGTAAGTCCCATAACCGCAAACGCTTCGGACACTGCTGTGTGGTAGTTGCCCTGTGTATGGAATCCGATCAGGTTTGTCTCACCAGATACGGTGTATACAAGACCTGCTCTTGCAAAGTCAGATTCGTTCGGGTCAACATAGTACAGAACGATGTTCTCAACAGGAGTTGCAATAACCTGTCCTCTTGGAATCTCACTGTCAGATAACAGGAAGATTGTATTGAATCCCATAAAATCTTTCATGTACTGGAAGCCGAACTGGTTCTGAATAGTGATCTCAGCCGCTCCGAGGTATTCATATACGTCCAGAATGTTAACAAATCCAACAACGCCAGTCGCATTTCTGTGCATCTGTTTGAATTTGTTTTCTACTCGACCTTTGGCCATTGCCAGAGCCATCTGGAATGTTGTTTCTGTGGAAGTAAGTGTACCGGTTTTCAGATAGTCGTAAAATCTGCCGGTAACATCAGTCTGAAGCTGGAAGAGGAATTCATCATCGGTCATTTGAACAGCGTTCTCGTAACCGTGATCCTTGATTGCTTCGATAGATACAGCCTTTGCGTACTTCTCGATAGTCATTTCTGCATAGGTCTTTTCTTTTACAGTAAACTTGCTGTAAGGGATTTCCTCACCCTCACCAACATTCCCACTCTGTAAAGTACCCTCTGCGTACTTAGATTTCAGTACAGCACCCGGCTGTTTTTTGATAGGTCTCATGATACCCAGAATCTCACGCAAGTGTTCCCAGTTTCTTTCAAATCTGGTAACGAAGTCAATCTCACGTGCTGTGACCTGAATATCTTTACTTATAATAAGATTAGCTTTTGCTGCCATATAAAAATCCTTTCTACCCATAATTGTTAAGGTATTGGGTTAGCGGCTATACCCTGATGTATAGTCGGTGTAAAAAATCACTGGAATAACTGGATGTTCTGAGCAATTGCAGCCTGTCTTTCGGACGGGTCTTTGATTGCTTCGATATCTTTTCTAGTCATGCTTCCCGGTGTCTGCTGCTGTCCAATCCGCGGTGCTGCAAATCTTGCCTGATTCTGCTGAGCCTGCTGCTGAGATTCATCCACAAAAGCGGATGCGTCAGACTGTTTCATCTGTTCGATCAGGTCGTTTAATCCAAGGATTTTGCCATCTTTCAGCTTCAATCCGGCTTCTTTGATGTCTGCCATAACAGACTTCTTTGCTGCTTCGCTGGAAAACTTAACATCATCGAGTGCCGCTTTCAGAGCATCTGAGAAATCTCTGTCGTAGATTTTTGCGTTGAACTCTTTTTCTGCGTCCTCGGCTTTTTTCTTCCATCCAGCAAGCTCTGTCTGAATGTTTTCCGGGTCGATACCGTCAAAACCTTTTAAGGTTTCTTCTGCTGTCTCAGCACGTTCTTTCCAGTTGTCACGTTCACCCTCGACTTTTAACAGAGTTTTCGCTACTTCCTTTGCGTTCTTGTAATTCTCAGAAAGCGCTTTCTTTACATCTGCCTGTTTATCCTCCGGGATTTCAATTCCAAATGATTTTAATGTGTCAATAAGTTTCTGCATAACATCCTCCTGGTCGTGTTTATTGACCTGCCGCCGCAGGTAAATGGATTAAGCCAGTTAGACCACTGGCAAGGTAATCGGAAAGGCAGGAATCGAACCTGCGGCACATAGCTTGTAAGACCACTGCTCTACCACTGAGCTACATTCCATACCGCCTGTAACGGACAGCTAAAAAACTGAGTTGAGTTTCACCTTTTCGCTATAGCGTAAATCCACCTGAGGCATAGACCGCCTGTATACAAACAGCTTAACTCTAAGCGGATTAAAGCGGAACGCCCGGAATCGAACCGGAGATCAGAGCACGACTCTGTCAGTTTTCCACTAGCGTACATTCCACATAACCCGGATTCCCGGGTTAGCAAGGCGTTTAACGTGTCATGCCTGCCACGAGTTGTTTCGGATATTTATTTCTTTTTTTAAAAAGAAAAGTATGAATAACAAAAACCTTAATCAAGGAGGTGAACCATCTTGCGTGCCAGATGGCAAATACGCACGACAGGATTCGAACCTGTTTAACTTTCCATTAAAGCGTGCGCACCAGATACAAAAATTAAAGAAAGGAGGATTAAAACGAAAATGTCAAAACAACCGTTTTACTTGTGCTTCCTGCTGCACAATTACATTATAACAGATTTCTTTTAATTACCTCTCTACCACTTTTGCGTTTTTAGAGCATATCACGGAGTTTTTCCACGTATCTCTTGACAAGATCACGTTCCTCCCGGCACTCTGCATCCTTGGACATATCGCTCATTTCTGTTGTGAGTTCGTCCAGATGCTCTTCCAGAGCGGCAAGCATCTTTCTTTTGCAGTCTTCAGACTTGCCGGAGCGATAGCTCTGCTTCTGTGTCATATAGTCGTCATAAGCATCTCGCCCATCAGAGCGGCTGTAATGCCCTCTAACATAATGCTCGCCACGTCTGGCATAAGAACTGCCCCGGTCGTAATCCGGCATCATTCTGCCATCATTTGCGCTGTATCTCCCCATGCTATCACGCTTTCTTCCGCGTTCGCTGTAATCGTCATTGTAGCCGCTACGCATCTCATCAAGGACAGTGTTGTAATATTCCACTTTCTTGTCCCAGTAATACGTATTCTTGATATCTTTATACATATCAATCAGTTTGTATGTCATTTCCAGATTTCCAGTGGTCAGTCCACTGTCAGCGATTTTGGACAGCTCGTCTTCGATTCTTGCACATAAATCCTTAATGTCTCTCATAATCACACCTCCTACGCTTCTCTGGTTACGACAATGTTTGCGTTCGCAACAGAAATTGCCTGATCGCTTGTGTTCTCTACCGCGATATTAACGCAACATCCGCGAGGTACATCAATATAGATACCAGAGGACACATTATTGTACTGGTCTACTGCTGCCGGTGTGGAGATCATCTGTGAAGATAATACCGGCTCACCAGAGATTGCAATAGCCAGAGAAATAGCTTCAACAGTACCGCCTGTTGGAATTGCGATATTACCAGAAAAATCCACAAAGAATCTCGCTTTGCACTGGCTAGTAAGTCCTCTCAGCGTAATAATTCCACTTCCCTCTCTGTGCTGAATGCAGTTAGAACCTTTAACTGCTGTGTTTGAAAACACTACGTTTCCATTTGCTGCTACCGTCTGAGCAGCTACATTTGTAAATTCTGCCATAATTTTTACCCCTTTCATATCACAAAAGGACAGGTCTCAGCCTGCCCCTCTGTGTAATACGGCATAAGCCGACATTCGAATCAATCGAAAGATACTCTCGATATGAAGTTATCAGCAATTACATCCGGTGTTGCATCCGCATCCGTAATATGTGTTCGGGTTAGGAACCTGATATGCCGGAATCGGTGCTGGATTAATCGCATTAATGAGCTGCTGTGTCTGAGAAGCCATTGCGGTTGTGAGTAACGCACTCTGGCGATCCTGAGAAGCAGCACGTCTGAGGTCATTGTTTTCAGCCTGCAAGTTAGAAATCTTTTCATTGCAAAGGTAGTCAAGAATGGCTCTTGTTCCTGCGTTCTGGCTGTCGATAATATCTCTTGTGTTGCTGTTCATAGTGTTCTGCAGTGCACAGGTGTTCTGTGCCATATTGTAATTTACACCCTGGATAGCTTCCCTGGTTTCGCAACAGCAGTTCGCAAGCTGTGCCTGTAAAGCATTGGTGTTCTGCATGTTTGCTACAGTATCGGCATTGATTGCTTGCTGGATTCCGAAACCAGTCTGCATGATGTTTGTGTTGATTCCGTTAAAACCGGTAAGCATACCATTATTCATGGCATAAAAGCCATCGCACAGGCCGCTGTTGATTCCGTCAAGCTTGCTGATTACTGCGGAGTTATCGAATCCTCTCTGGATATCTGCCTGAGTAGCTGCTGTGGCTGCATATCCACCACCGTTGCCATTATTGCCCCAGCCGTTGTTTCCCCATCCGAAGAAAGCAAAAATGAATAAAACAATAATCCACCAGCTACCATCTCCACCAAACATGCCGTCATTATTTCTACCGTTTCCAGTAGCAGCGGCAATATCTGATAAGCTGTAATTTCCGTCCATAGTTATAGTCTCCTTTATTGTGTATTTACATCAATCTGGCCAGATTGTAATGTACTATTTCATATTCTTCAGCAGATTTTGAAACTGTCCTGCCATCTGCTGAACTTGATTAAGTTGCTGCTGGGAAATCCGTCCAGACTGTAGCATTTTCTCAACTTCTGCTTTCGGGTTTCCCTTAAAATTCTGTTTAAACTGCATAAACTGCTGTATCATCTGCATTGGCCCGTTTCCCTGTGGCATCCCGCCACCAAGCGCGTTAAATAATGGATTACTCATCTGCGTTTCCTCCCTTGACTGCTGATTCCTGCGCGGTATTAGCTCTAACAGGTTCAGAAAAAGAATTTAATCGGTTTATAATAGCTTCGTATTTGCCCTTTAAATCGTCATATTCCTGTCTGGTGACATATTTACTGTCCATGTTCTGAACAGGCTGTTTAGGTGGCATCTGAGTGCCTACCTCGTGATATTCAAACGTTCGTAATGGCTGTGGCATACCGGAAACGTCTGTGGATTTTATAAAGAATTTTTCACTCTCACTGTCCATCAGTAAAACACTTGTCCCGGGTGCTACCAGATAGGATTTTGCGCCGACTTCGCCAGACACCCACAGAATGCCATTATTGTTCTGCTGCTGTTGTACTGGTTGAGCCGGCATCTGGACAGGCTGTTGCTGGAACTGATTCATCTGTCCCGGAACGCCAAAACTATATTGATAAGGATTGTTATATAATGCCATCTTATGCACCGCCTTTCTAATTATATTTTCGCATAAAAAAAGAACCGGAAACAGTTCGTTTCTGGCTCTAATTAGTGCCCAAAAAGTATCAGCACACTTTAATTATTTTATTATTCACCCTCCGGCTTAATCGTTTCGCCGTGGATATACTCACGTTCATCTGTTCAGCGCAGTATTCGAGCGTATATTCCTTACATCTCAGCCGGAACAGTCTTTCTTCGTCCGGTGTAAAATTACACTCTATCAAGAATCTGTCTATATCTTTCTTTGTGAACACATATAACTTCATGAGCATACCCCTTATTAATGCAATTAACGTTGATTCTGTGCAAGATAATTTGTAAGCTTCTGTTTTGTTTTTTTTAATTCCTCCACATTATTCCCACTGATCTGACTGTCCAACATGGTCGACAACACTTCCAGAATCAACGAATCACGTTCTGCAATCCTCTGAAGACTCTCGTAATCTCGTTTATCATGTTCTTCCAGTGTTTCTACTCGCTTATTGAGCCGGAATGCCGGAGTAATCCACTTAAAGATCACAGCTGCTGCCCCTCCGACAATAGACACCCCTCCACAGATAGAGAGGAAAATCTGTACAAATTCTGATATGCTCATTTATTCTCCTTTTCCCAGTAATATACCGGAATCTCATTACCGGAATCCCATGTGTCAAAATATTTGCCATCTTGTACCGTCACTACATGACCGTCTATGCAGAGGATGTATGTGCCTGTCGGATGGTCTGCGCAAAAGTCGTTGACTGTATAGATATATCGTTCTGACTGTTCAATTAGCTTACGTCTGTACCCACGTTTATAGAGATACGCGCCCCAAACGTAATTAGCCGATGGCATATCTGACAGAGCACATGCCTGTATCATTAATCCGGCAAATACCGTTTCCCAGTCGAACCCGGTTGCTTTACATATTGCCCGGACAACGCAATCTCCTGTTCTCTTATCCTTAACAGGATTCGGATTGAAATATTCCCATCTATCCATCAGTCAATCCCCTTTGCTGTTTTATATCTCTTTGCTGCTCCTCTGGCTTTTGCAGCGTTCTGACGGTTCCACTTCGCAATCATAAGCCGGTCTTGCAGTTCTCTCAGGTCGTTCTGCTTACAGTAATCTTTATATGCAGCATTTTGTTTCTGTAAAAGATAAGACTTCCGGTCAAGGTCTTGTTGGAGGGCAAATCTTGTCTGTTCGTCCTTGCAGTTATCAACCGCCGATTGCAGTCCAAGAACCTCTCTCTTCGTTTTGCGGATTCTTCGCTCATAAGTGCGTTGTCGTTGTTCTTTTTCGTACTGTTTACCTTTGTCGGCTTTGTCCTGCGCTGATAATTCCGCATAGGGATTCGGCATTCCTTCCACCCAAACCGAAAAATGATGCCTGCAATTTATTCCACATATTCCATCGGCTTCGCCATAATGACAATTTTCAATAAAATCAGGATAAGTATGTTTTTTATTCATAAATAGCCACCCCATAATTACTCAATATTTGTATATCCCCAATATTTTAATTCCATTTGTTTCCTTGCCATCACTGCTTCTTCTTTGGTTTTAAAAACTCGATCTTCTACGCGTTTTCCGCCTACAGAAATATAAGCTCTCCATTTTGAATGATTATTGTCAAATAAAACTCCCTTTATACCACTTTTATTGTTCTTGTTTAATGTTGTGGGATTTTTTATGTTTTCTACAATTTCGTCAAAAGTCCATCCATGATTAAGCCTTTTTCTTATATATTCACGATGAACGCCAAAGAAATGTTCCCATTCACCTACGGTTTTTGTATCTCCTTGGTATTTAATTTTCCAACTGCTTTGTTTGTTGTTGTTTTGCCATTCTAATGGCACCCACCGACAATTATCAGGAGAATACCCTTTATTAACATCTATCCTGTCTATTGTAAGTTCTTTTTCGTACCCGCTTGTGTAAGCCCATAATAAAAAAGGTTTGAATTCTTTCCATTCATCACATACTGTTATTCCTCTATCAAAATACGCCACTTTGTTATGAGGCTGTGCCTTTTCAGATGTTCTTATTTTCATGCCTGCCCATATTTTGTATAATCGAGTTTCTGCCATTCCGTGAGAATATCTGTAGGATTTCCCTGAAAGTGGTTTTTCTTTTTTACCATTTTTAATACAAAATTCTTCAAAAGTCATTGTGCTTTCTCCTTTCAACTGCATTTATCTACATTCAATTATATCATTATTTTATTTTAATTGCAAGTAGTTGAAAGTTATGATAAACTTTAGTATGAAAGGAGTTGAATAAAATGTCAAATAACAGAGGTTTAAAAAACCGTGTAGCAATATCAAATGCTATTGATCGTGAAATTTATGAAAAATTAAAATCGTATTCTGATGATACTGGAATACCTATCAGCAAAATACTCGATAAAGCAATTTCATTGTATCTCGATTCTGTTAAAGATAAGGCTTGATTTCTTTTAATTTTTCCCAGCCTATAGAGAATACCTGCCCTTGCCACACTTCATGGCTTGGGCGGCTTCCTATATGCGCCGATGTCAGCACTAAGCCATATCCCATTTCTTTCATTCTTGCCAACTGAATATCAGCGCACGCCTGTGCCACGCCAGTTCTGACAGAACGTGCTACTGCTGTTTCAATCGTGTCTTTTCTGCCAGATGGGTATGTGACGGTAACACCATCACTCACAACGTTATTAACTGCTTCTTTGATGGCTTGCGTATATCCAACTGCCCCAGTCATTACATGATTGTATGCAAGGTCGCATTGCTCGATATATAGCCTCTGAGCGGCACTTGCGGTTGTTCGTGTGAAATTCTTCCACTCGCCCATGGTTGCAAGCATGTTGCGCTCCATGAGCCTTATCATTGCTGGGGACTGTTCGAGCGGTACAGGACTTAATCCTGCCGCCTTGTATACCTTATCATCATACTCCAATGCAGTGATTCCGGCATCTTCAAACGCTTCAAGAAGTTCCTGCTGTTCACGTTTAGTGTATTTGGATAGTTCCGCCAGAATGTCCTCTAGCAGTTCACCGGATTCCTGTAGTGTTCTGATTCTCCATGCATCAGCGTTGGTCAGAATATAATCCTCACCCCTGCCAATTCTTGCCATCATTCTCGACACGATCTCAGAGATGATGTACTGGTGCAATTCTTCGGCAATTTGCTCGCTACCCTCTGTTATCCGGCGTAAATATTCTGGACTTAACATAACTACTCATCTCCAAACAGTTTTGGTTCGTCTGGCTGAGCTTCTTCAACCATTGCTTTTGCATCATTTTCAGTCATTCCCTCGAATTTTACAAAATACAGCCATGCCGGAACCTTGCCGGTGGTCACATACTGCCACCATCTTGCACGGTCGTTTTCACGCACATACAGAATATCTCCGAAATCATAATTGACCTCGTATGCTCCGACTGATGCAAGTCCGTACAGGTCAGCGTAAACGTTCAACGCGTAGATTACTTCATCCAGACAGGATTCCAGTTTGTCTCGAACGTCTTTTATGAATTGCACCGTCCTCTGCTGTTCTGCTTCTACTCCCGTAGCCGTCTGAATACCGCTAGATTCATTAAAAACAAAGTACCCGTTGGAAAATCCAATCTTGTACCCCAACTGACTTAAAAGGGCATTTATGCCGCTTATGCGGGTATCTGTGTTGAGCTGTGGATTGATTTCTTGGTAAAACTCTTTCTCGACCTGCCCGAACACATTCTTGACAAAGTGTGGTAACCTCATCTCGTTCCGTCTGCTCTCCATGCCCTGTGGCGACATAGCTGCTACAGGTGCGCCGCTTGGCATCAGCAGTCTATCATCTGCCAGAACAATCTTCTGCGAATCAAAAATCTCTCCGGCATTTCTGCTGTATGCAATGTCGAGGTCTTTCAGTTCTTCAATAGCTTCAGCAAATATCGGAAGTCCAAGTGGTGTGCTAATATCTACATTGTTCGCTTGTGGCGTCCGCAGCACTCCATACAACGGTCCGTCCAGCTTCTCACCGTTTGCTTTGAGAATTGGCGGTGTATCTGCCATGAGGTCCGCCCATTTGGTCTGTTTAAGGTCAATCTTGTCACCGATTGACTGAGGGGATTTTGATACATAGGCTCTGTTAGAAACGTAGTACGGATAGGTTGTCACACCATCTATTGTAGTCTCAATAAACCTGTGATATTCAAGCCGTGTATAGTATTTCCTTCCGACAGTATAAGAATCCTTAAATATAATCCCCTTTATTTCCTGATTGTCGTAATCTACAATCATCACATCTGCCGGCGTAAATATGTCAAGGCTCTCACCGTTCGGTTTGATGAATACCGTTCCATAAGCACAGCCATATTCTACCCAGTGGCGAATCTGAAAATACACCTTGTCGATCTGTTCCTGAAGCCATGTTGCCCTTGTGGAGCCGTCTATCTGAATGCCAATTGCCAGTGTTGCGAGCCGAGCTGTCTCTGAACAGACAGATTTCGCGAAATTAATCGTCTTAATGTTATTCTTATCATCTAACCATTCCGGTACTCCCCTATAAATGTTCGCACACCGGTTAATCAGTGATTCCATCTCTGGAAACTCTGCTGCCTGGATATTAAAATCCTCTTCGGCTTGTTTTTTGAAAATCATGTTAAACCACCTTTTTAGTGTTGTTATAAGTCCCATTTAATCTACCTTTTAAAATCCATCCATCTTACAGAAGTATCTCGCACAATAATGTCTTCATATTCTACAACTTTTAAGATTTCGTTAATGTCAGATCCATATATTTTTAAACCGATGCTTAAGAATTTATTTATTTTATCTGTGAAGTACCTATTTAACATTTTATGCACTGTGCCCCCTTCTCATGGACAATGGACTGGTTGCGTATCTGAGAGAATCTATCCAGTGATCGTTGCCATCTGGATAATCTGCAATCACTTCTCCATTGCTATCTACTTCATGCTCATAATTGATAATTTCCTTGTATGCTCTAGGTGTTCGTGTCGGATCAATAACTAATGTTCGGCACTGTAACCACTCAAAAGTATATTTGCGGCTTCCCGGTGTAACAATGGCCCTACGCGCTGGAAGCCCTGCATCTCGGAAGTCAATAATGCTTTCTTCTTCATCAACTCCGCAAGATATTGAATAATCATCATATCCCTTTTGTTTTATCTGGCCAGCCATTACTGTATTTCGGATTTTGCAACCGCCAAGCTCATCTAGTAGGATAACTTTGTCCTGATTAGGCACATAAGCCACACGAATAAATGCTTTCGGATCTGGATACCACCCCCAGTCCTGTCCCTGGTAGATACTTTGAAAGCTCTGAATCTCTTCATCTGTAATTTCTCGAATTTCTAACAGTTCGAAAATATTTGTGCCAAGTCCAACAGGAAGGCCAAGATATTCATGGTCGTAAGCTCTCTGATTTGTCTTTCTCAAATGCTCCGCATCATCAAGGAATTGTTGACCAAGCCATTCAACAGGAACTGATCTGTAATCGCTCTTATGCCTGTAGCTGTCGTCTCGTGGCTCTTCTACATACACATTCGCCCAGTTGCTCCGGCTAATTGGCGGATTGAATGTCTTAAATACAACAAACTTACTGCCACCTCGAAGAACTGACTGTTGCACTGTACGAATTTCTTCAATGCCCGAAAATTCGTCAAGTTCCTCGAACCAGAGATACTTGAAATATCCCTTGCTTGCTTTAATAGATTTAGTCTTTTTTGCCTTGTCCAGTCCTCTGAATATGATTTTCTGTCCAGTAGGCTTATAAATGTACTGCATAGGGCTTACGCTGGTATCCCATAGTTCATTGACTCCGAGCGCGTCAATTCCCCATGCTATCTGTTCATAAACGGATTCTCGAAGCGTGTTTCCAACTTTCCGGAATATGACTGCATTAGTTATTGATCCATTAATAGCATCTTGCATCATCTGTAAAGGAATCATCACTCCAACAAATGAGGATTTCGTTGAACCTCGCCCACCATACAAATCATAATAGGTGTGTTTTCCGTCCAAAATGTCCCAGAACACATTGTAAAAGGCAGGAGCTATAATTTCATTCAGATTAATCGGATTCTCATTCATTCTGTTTCTCCGGCCTTGGAATATTATTTACAATCGTAATCTTTCTATCTCCAGAATTATCATTTTTCTTGTCAGCATCCCATCCCTTAAAATTATTTCTCAAGCTGAACTGAGCACCATTTGAACCGTCACGATCAAATAGCCTTTCCTCTGCGTACTGTTCTACTCTGGCTTTCGCGCGCGTAATCGTGTCATTAAACTCTGGTTTTGCTTGATAATTCAAAAGCGCCTGTCTGCTTGCAAATCCAAGTGCCAATGCCAATCCTGTAATCGTTGGAGGATGAACGTCTGCAAAAACTGGTGAGCCAAATTTATTAAATACCTGCTTGCCTTTGCTATCAGTCAAAGGATATCCTTTACAATCCTCAAAATATTTTTCGATTTTTTTTTCAATTTCATCCACCGTTTTATACATGGGCGGTTTTCCCATTGGCATTCCCACATTCTCACCTCCAAACATAAAACACCCTAGCATAGTTATAGTTATATATACTATAATACCATACTAGGGCGTACGTAGCTCTCTACCACTTTTATAAATTTTTAAGTTTTTTTAAAGTCTGCCAATCAGCTTTGCTAAATGATAATATTCCGCCATGACCTTGCGTTTGTAACCATAAAAGTCATTCTCCGTTGCAGGAACCGTTCTGATCTTTTCCATTGTTCGATAGCCGATGCTGTTCACGATACTATCATAGATTTGTGATTCAATTCCGGGTGCATATTTGATAGATACCTGCAACAGATTGTATTTATCGCTTTCACTAAGATTACGTAAATGGCTTTGTAATGTCGGTATATCATCCGGCGGTACTCCGTAATCAATCAGTGTTGCCTTTCTTAACTTCATTTATTTCACCTTCTTCATTCAAGTTCCAGTCACATGGTATGCCTTGAAAACATTCTGGACAGTGTTCGTAGAATCCGCAGCCTTTGCAATCCGCTGGCTGTCCAGTGCAATATTGCTGTAATACGCGGTATGTTGATATAGCAAGGTTTGGCGTTATGTCTGGTGTAGGTTTGTCTGGCATAGCTATCACTCCTCTCGTTTTTACTAATTTTGAATAAATATCCCGTCTTTATCTATGCCTGTTATCTCAATGTTTACATAGACTGATTCTTTTGAATAAGATTTTATTTTATAAGAATCAACATTCAAATTTAATATTCTTTTTTCTATGTCCTGTGGAAGTTTCATCCATGCAATTTTACCATCATCGTACGCATAGATACGGAAATTCAAAACTTGGTTAATGCATATATCTACCGCAGACCCTTCTATTTTTGTTGCCTTTATCACATCTTTTACTTTCATTTCTTCATCTCCTCCAACTGTTTTACTGCTTTTCTATAATCTCTATTCGCAGACCGGAACATCATCAAAAGTATTTCAGACACAGGCCTTGTCCGATTTCTTCGCTTTGCTTTTTTGACGCATGTAAGATCATTTGCTTCTGGTACATATATTCCTACATAATGTGGAATTTCAAGGGATACCGCAGCGCATACATCTGTCGGCATAACCAGGTAGTTATAATCACCAATAAAATTCAACCCATGACCAGAACGAAAATCTTCAGCTGATGATTTAACCTCATAACAATAGCAGTCACCTTTTTCTATCCCGGACACACTATTATTTGCTGGCACGAATCGCATATAATCCACCCTTACCGCATGATCTGTCGAATAATCGAATGTCACTTCTTTCGCCCAATAAATACGTGGATCATTGTGAGGATTTATTTTCTTTTCAAGCATGGCTGATAATTTTGCTGTAATCTCAGGTCTTGTCATTTTGAACCTCCTCCAACTTCTTCTCTATCGGATTAATAATCTCTTCCAATACCTGCTGCTCATAATTTTCTTTCCAAAATTTCTCTCTTTTCCAAAACGGAACTTTTTTAACTTCACCTATTAAATCAATACACGCCATTGCTTCCAGCATTCCCCAACATCCATCACAGGCTCTTTCATTGCACCACTTTGCAAATTCTTTAAATTTCATTTTTGAGTTCCTCCAGCTTCTTCACAGCTTCTTCGCGGGTGAGAAATATAGATTCTCCAAAATCACATTCTCTAAAGTATGCCGCAATAAAACTATTCGTTACTTTTGCGTAAATTCTGAATTGTTCTCCAGACGCATAATAAGATACGCTTGATAAAAAAGATTCATATACTTCATATTCCGCATCTCCATCATATTCATCATAACCAAACACATTAATTGGCGATGTTACCACCCAAACCGTGTCTCCAACCTTACACGGTAATCTCACAAGCAAACCCTGTTCTTCTAAGTCTTCATAAGTGGCGAGTTTTTTAATCATATTCTCTACTGTTTTGCAATTTCCTGCACCCTGTGAGCAGCTATCGCAATATTCACCACACTCAAACTCTCGTTTTTCGTTATATGTGATACTATCATCTTCCCGTTTTGTTAATCTCTCCATCTCTTTCACCTCTTATCGCTTGTTTTTTATCGCTCGTTTTCATCGCTTGTTTCTGTATTTTCTCTCAAACAGGCATTCCAACCAATCTTGAAAAGTGGCTCGAAATCTCCAAGTTTCCGGTCTTTCTCGTTATCGAATTTCTTTGGCAGTGGTTTCAATGGACACCATTCAGGTCTTGATTTACTTTCGCAATCATAATGTTCTTCTGTCATCAGAATTACATCATAATCTAAACAGTCAGCTAATTCACACAAACCCTCATATTCAAGCTCGCCGCAGTATGCAGTTCCGAACGGGCAATCATAGCAATTCTCTGGTGTATTCATCACTAATACTGATTTACTCATACGTTTCACTTCCTCTCAGCATCAAACTCAAAGTATTATACCCCGAACAAGTCCTGACTCCGTTTCTGGTATCTCTTAACAGGACACAGTACGGATATAATGCCATGACCTCGTAGACGTGTTCTGTGGCATCCTCGCCGCACTGGTCGATGTATTTAAAACACTTTCCCGGTCTAAGAAAGTATCTTGCGCATACATATGCTTTTGTTCCGAATCTTACACTTGCGCTACTCATTTGTGTTCCTCCTGTAACAATTCTGGATTGTCGAAAATGTTTCCAACCACTTCGAAATGTTCCAGATCAAACTTATCAATATATTCTCTATCTATGCTACCAGTTTCGTGTCCTACCCATCCGGCAACGCCCCATTCAATGGTTTCATATGTCACATCCTCTGGATAGGATTCGTCCAAGTGTGCCATCAGAATGTCATTTTCCCAAATTTTCTTCCCGTTCTTGTCGCAAAGTCCCGTGAACTGGCAGAGGTTTTCTGGATTAATTTCCGTGTATTCCCATACTGTATGACTATCTACAGGGAAGATTAAATGTTCTTCGTTTCCTAAAAAGTTATGTCTTTTCTGATAATATCCCTCAACCCATCCATCGTCTCCAATCCGCTTTGCCTTAAAAAGAATTTCTCTCATTCAACCCACCACCTTTCACAATCTGCATAACTGTCTGATATAGCGCGGAATTTCTTCCGACCAGCTTTGTTATGTATGTGTCCAACTGCTCCACAACTGCTTCCACATCATAGGCGGTCGGCTGCGCGTCAATCATTTTAAACGCACTTTCTGCCGTAATTAAACTGTCTTTTCCTCCAACTTGCTTGTAAAATAACTCTTCATTCATTGCATCCGCATCAATCAGCCTCATAATCTTCGCACTCCTCCGCATATTCATAACTGTCCATCTCATCACATCTGCACTGGCAGGAATCCTGTTTCGTACAGCAGATGTAGCATTCTGTTTCACCGTCCGGGCATTCTAATTTACATCTTCCCATTAATCCAGTCTCCATCCTTTTCGAAGTAAATGTATCTGCTGTTCTTCTTGACCGGCCCTGATGTGTCAATACCGTATTTTGTCAGCAGATTTCTCAGAAACTTTAATTTAAACTCTTTTAACGTGATCTTGAATCTGGTGTAGGTCTTGCCGTCTTTCTCAAAAATTAACATTTCCATGTTCAGTCTTTCTCCTCTTTCCTCATAATTTCTTTTGTGCATTTGTCGCAATAGCAGCCTTCCTGCCCCTCTATCTTGTATAAGAAGCACGTCCAGTGTCTGTTCCAGATGCCTTTATCGTTGCATCCCTTGCAGCTACCTTGCCCATCTCCTTCGCATCGTATTATTTTTAACATTTATTCAGTCCTCCTTATATGGTTTTGGCAAGTACATCCATGCAATAACTTCACCGCCTATACATTCTCCGTTCCATTCACCATAGTCATTAATGGACGCTGTCTTTAACCACTTTCCGTACATTCCACAAAAACCACTATATTTAACAGTTGCAATTACATCTTTATGTTTCTCCGGCAATCTCTCACTGACCGGAATCCAGCTGATAGATTTTAAATGCTCAATAACTTTCTTCTGTTCATCTTCCGATTTACAGTGTATTACAACGTCATAGGTATCATCGTATGCACTAAATGTGCCGTCTTTATTCTGGATAAGTTCCATTGCATCGCTCATACTTCCACCTCCGAATCTTCTGGCATCTGAAAGACCATTTTATTCATAAGTGCTTTTTCAATAGTTTCAGCCAAAAGTTCATTTTCTTTCGATGGTGGTGCTTCTGCGAACGTCTTTCCAATATTCGGAACTGTCATTGGAACTAACTCTGCGTCCGCACAGGCTTCCTGAAGCATGTCCAGTACCTTGATAGCTTTTTTCTTTGTGGAATATTCTCCGAGTAAATAACTGCATCCAGTGATATATGATGTTACAACTGTTTTTGTAGTCCCTTCTGCAATTTCGATACCGGCTGATACATTAAAATTAACTAATATCTCTTTATTCTGACTTCTGATTAACATTTCGCGTCCTCCTTATCCTCATAATTCATCACAATTGTAATTACCTGCACCAGAACTTTCTGAATCTGATCGTAAATGTGATGATCGTCAGTTCCAAAATGAGAGTTCAGCCTTGCGTCTTCCTTGCCTTTTCTGTAGCAATCTTTCATGAAATCAATGCTGTATATATCATCTTCATCGATGATTTCGCCGTTATTTCTCCATTCGGCAATCATTGCTTCTTCAACCAACGAATTTACAACATCGTCTGAATCCTCATCCCCGTTCAGATGTTCTACGCAACGGTCAATAAATCCTAACTTGTCAACGTACATATACGCTTTTGCTGTTCCAGATGTATACTCTCTGAATGCTTGCTCAACCTGTTCTTTGAAGTCCTCTGGCAAGTCAAAAATATCCACTTCCAGTCCTCTCGGAAGATTTATTGTGTATTTTCTCATTTCATCCTCACTTTCCCCATGTAAGAAACTGACACGCTATTGTGCAGTCCTCCATGATTTTAATATTCAATAAAATCAGATAATTCCATCTGACCATCTAAATTGTCGTCGTTCATCCACCACCTAAATACATCCTCTCCGGTCTCCCATTGAGTTTCTAATTCTTTTTCTTTTCGAGCATCTAACATTCTTTCAAAAGCTCTAATATAAGACTGTTTGTACTTAGGAAAATCTGCAAATTCTTTACACCTCTTTTTCCCGGCCATAGGACAGCCGATACAGCCAACACGATCATATCCACATTTGTACAAATCACAAGTTTCTATATGCTCTGAATTGATAAATTCCCATATATCAGAATCCTTCCAGTCAATGATGGGATTGACAACCATTTTGTTTTTCTGCATACAAAGTTCATTCATTCTGCGATTGGCGTCATTGTCGTTCATTAGCATAACTGATGTGAATTTTTCTTTAGTTGCCTTTGTCGCACCAATTTTTTCAAATTCTTCTCTTTCTTTTCTCTGCCTGCTTTCAGCCCATCTTATACCAGTGGCAATATATCTATTTGTGCACCCTGTTTCTTTAAGAACTTGACAGCAGTAGCGAACTTGCCTTGTTGGTGGCATCAATTTTAATGGAATTAATTTCCACATCGTGATATGTTCGCCTTTATACTTCGGCATTTCTATTTCGCATTTAATTCCTTTTTCTTCCAAACTTTTAAATACATTTCGTATGTGCCGTACAGTTTGCGGTGCATCTGCCGTGGTGTGACTATTGTGTACCTCAAATGGTATGCCCCCCCTACGAAAGAGTTCTAACATCACGTCAGAATCCTTCCCGCCGGAATATGTGCATACAAGAGGCTTTCCGTAATGTTTCAACGAGAGATCAGATGCAAGTCGAATTCTCTCAATTGCTTTTTGTTCTAAATCCATTTATTTCTCCTATCCAAACGCTACCTGTCCGTTATTCTCCGGGATTCTTTAATACAATCCCTAACTCTTCTTTAATAGCGTCTACATAATCAATCCATTCTGCCAGACCGTCATTGATATAATCAGCAGCCCGGTCAAGTCCATTTCTGAATCTCTGACAGCGCTTCTCGCCAAAACCGAAATCGTCATGCAGAACGGCGATTGACAGTATTACGAATGAATCCGCTATAACCTCTTTTATCTTTTCTGACGCTTTATCAAGGTCTTTTACTGCCAGAGAGGTATGTATCCCGGTCGCACCCCGGAACTTGCATTCCTGTTCGAGGGCTTCAATCCCGCCCTGTTTGACAATTCGTCTGGCGAGATCAAGGCCGTCCTCCCTGCCCCGTTCATATTCACGCATTTTATTCATTGTGTTAGACCTCCACTCTTTTTTAGTTTTCCCATCCAACAGCTCTCCTTATCTTCTGAGTCAGAATGTCAAACTGTAAGAATAATTCCCTGTCCTTACATTTCCTTACTTTTATGTCACAGTCATAATCATTTATCTGATATTTCCCTTCTAACAGATCGCCATTATCCAGGTATCTTTGAAATACGCCTTTAGAAATCCCGAACCGTTCCAAAATTTCTATTCTGCTCATACTGTCGACGAATGTACCATCTGCTGTAACAATGTCATAAAGTTTCATTTTATCTCCTTACTTATCTTTCTTATTCCGTACCCAACCGGAGTATATGCCCTGTCGGTACTGGGGTGGTTCGTCTTGAGCAGGTCATCATCAATCAACTGATTAATATGTTTCCAGACCGTAGCTCTCCCGGCATCCACCCTTTCAGAAATTTCCGTAATCGACGGTGCATATCCAACCAGTTTGATATAACTGACGATATACATATAGATTTCTTTCCTAAGAGCCTGTCCCTGCTCGTATCTATTCTTTGTGTTGTACATTCTTACTCAATCCTCTCTGCTTAGAACTTAAAGCATTATTTAAAGCTAATATGCAGTCCAGAATGAACTGTTTATCATTCTGATCAGGACATATGCCCGCCAACTCTCCAAGTTCGTCTAAGCGATTACACACCTGCTCAGAATAGTCGTACGTAAGTTCCACCTGATAGAACTCCTTTATAACTTTCCAGAATTCTGTCATAAACCTTTGTATAATTGGAATATCCTTGGCTTCTACTTTCAATTCCTCACATCCTTTTTGTATACAATATACTGTACACTGTATACGTTCTATTAATTTTTAAAAATTATTTATATTATATATAATAGGTATAATATAAGTAACCCACAGTAACCGAGATGTAACCGTACTAATTCGTGTAAACCATTGATTTTACTACATGGTAACCGAGTAACCGAGTAACCCTGACTTTCTCATATAGGGAAATCTTTATACTCAATATGTGCATATAAATACTCATATATATATATATAGAATCAAAGGTTACCTAGGTTACCCGGTTACCTTTTGAACGAATTGTTTATCAATCAAACACAATATCGTCCGCGATCTCAAAATCATCATTGCAATTCACGAATCCTTTTGGAATTTCATCTACAATTTTCAAGAACACACATTTGGTGACGATTCCGTCCAGCTTCTTCGCTTTGGTCGGATAACCCCTGCTGTCAGTTTCCACAAGTCCCTTCTTAACAGCCCATGACAAGAATGCCTTTCTGGAGAATTTTCCAATTTTGCACAGGTCATCAAACGCTACGCTATAGATTATCGCAGTCGACGTTTTCTCTATCGGATCATTGTCTATAATTCCCCATCTTTCCGTTTTGATGTCTGGGTTATCATCGAACTTAATTCCATTCATAGCGATCTTGTCAACCACGAACCAGTAAGCACGTTCATTTTCAGACACTATTTCTTTCTCTGTCAGGAGGCTCTTTGCTGTCTCAATGTCAATGTACTGACCATCATGGAATAGCTGATCTGTTGCGATTTTATCTGCTGCCAGAATGATACTCATAGATATACTCTGCTTCTGCATCTTGTCATCGTCCTGTATAAGCCCCTGATAGTGCTTTTGCAGGGCTTTTATATCATCAATAGACATTTCCTTGACTGCGTTCACAAAGTCGATTCCTGCATATCCGTAGTTCTTTTTAAGGGTATCTGCGGTAAGCTGCGGATCGTCAAATATCTTTTCAGAACACTCAACCTCAATAATTCGGTTAATTGCCCCGCCCTGGCTGACGTATCCGGCAAGCGGACGCTCACCATTGGTCAGAATGCAGTTCTGCCAGCGGTTCTCCCGGTTTACACCCAGCTCCTTGTTAGAACGACTTTTTCCTTTGCCGGAACACAGATCGTACACAATACCCTCGAAGTTATCTCTGATCTTAGCGGATACCTTGGAGGTATCATCCAGAATTAGCGGAAGATTGTTAAGCATATCAGACTTTGCTTCCAGAGCCACATCTGTTGTCTTGAAGTCTCCTATATATCGTGATTCGCCTGGATTCGCCCAAACGGAAGCTCCTAACATAAGCGTCACAGTCTTGCCACCCTCAGTTTCTCCCCAGAGGTCTACAAAGAACGGAAGTGCGCCGACAAGCTTAATCAGAATACTGGCGAAGCTTGCAGCCAGCATGATTTTTGGCTCTATCCTTCCAGTAGCACGAACCTTCTTCACATGCTCATACCATTCTGTTCTGCTGCCGCCTACACTGATACTTTCATATAGTTGCCGGAACCTCATATCTCCATCGAATACAATATCCTTGTCATAAGGTAAGAAATAATCCCTGATCCATCCGATTTTGCTGGAGGAATACTGAATGTTGATATAATCGTCATTTGCATTCTCAACGTCTGACAGATACCGTACAAGAAACTTCGCATTCTCAGAAGTCACTGAAATCCCAAGTGCAGACAAGCCAACGATTTTAGTAGATGATGCAACCATGGTTTTCGGTACAATAACCTCGGACCATTTGTTATTCCTCTTATAGATTAGCTTTATCTGTTCTTCTCCGGTCTCCAGATTCTTCATCCGCTCTATTGGAAGAATAGGATGATAACAGGCTATAATATCCGGCGATCCTGGATTTGTGTTTGAAATTCTAATTCCATCATCGTCCGCTATCCAGTTAAGGCATTTCATTCTGTCATATTCACAATCAGAGAAATTAGTCCACTGGTCCAGCATAGACAACGTCCTATTGCTCTTCTCTTTCTCGATCATCTGTTTCTGTACTTTTGTGTAGGCTTTAAGCAAATCCTCAAATTTTTTCTTTACGCCAAGCTCTTTGGCTCTGTCCAGAAGAGTCAGCGTAAGACGTGCCTTGTATATTTCGTCTTCCTGGCTGAATATCTCGTTAAACACTTCTTCGTCCAGAATAGAATCCTTCGTGAGCTTGCTTATCATTTCCACTTCTAATCACCTTCTTCCAGTCCTGTTATGAATCCATGATGATATAGTGCAAGTTGCAACCTGTTCCATACTTCACACCATCCGTCAGACAATGGCTTCACCCTGTCAAGAATAGCCCGATAGAAATCTATATCAGACAAGCATTCTTGCAACTCGGCCTTTTTCTTCTGTTCTTCCTTCTGCCACATTTCCATCTGTTTCTGGTGGCGGTATATTGCCATTCTGGAAGAGAAATTTGGTTTCTGGTAAGTTCCCCCAAGTATGGTAAAAGCTGTCTTAAAATCGCAATTATCCATGTTCTGGACAAATGTAAATATGTCACCTGTTGCACCACAGCCGAAACAATAATAGCTGTCTTTGTAGATTTTCATGGATGCAGTACGATCCCCGGCGTGAAATGGACACCGAACAAATCCTGCTCTGTTTGGAACCATGCCATATCTGCTTAGAACGTCCCTCATGCTATTCTGCTGTTTAATTGTTTCTTTATCCATTTAACAGAATCTCCAAAATTCTTTTGCCAGTGTCTTTCTTGTCACAGAACAGAAATTCAACACCATACTTGCGTTGCATCGTGAAAAGAATCTTATATAAGATATCTCCATGTATAACTTTCTGCTCCTGCTCTACCCAGATACCATTCTCTTTAACTCTTTTCTTTGCCCGGGGATTCTCCCACCAGAGAACATCATCCAACTTCTCAATTCCTTTTCCGTGCTCACACAGGAACACAAGTTTTATACCCGCTTCATTTGCTCGGATAATCTCGGCACGAAATCTTTCATGCTGCTGGCACACATTGCCACATAATTCAGAGAGATTTTGCTTTCTATCAATAACCAGTCGAGGGTTGTCGTAATTCATGTAATCCCCGACGTAAAGCTTTGACACGAACCATTTCTCCCCTGCTGCGTCAAATGTTTTCTTAATGCCATCAATAACTTTTTGATGCTCCCTACTGTCAATTTGTATCATGCGAACGGCATCTCCTCATCAATTCCATCTGGAATACTCATAAATCCGTCTGGGTCTGCTTCTGGATGTGGTGTCTCTGGCTTCTGCTGACTCTGGCTAGAACCTTTGCTTTCACCAAACTCAATCTCTTCCACAACAATATCTGTTGTGTATACCTTCTGCCCATCACGATTGGTGTAGCTACCGGTCTGGATTCTACCGGATAAATCCGCTTTCATTCCTTTAGAAAAATATTTCTCGATAAATTCTGCCGACCTTCCGAAAGCGATGCAATTCAAGAAGTCTGCTTTCTGATCAGAACCCTCTTTCGCGAATCTTCTGTTTACTGCAATAGAAAACCTTGCAATAGATGTCCCATCATTGGTGCACTTTATTTCTGGATCACGTGTAAATCTTCCTGTAAGAATTACTTTATTCATGCTGTTACTCCTTTTCTGTATGCTGTTTGTCATAGTCAATTAACATCTTCAGACATTTCTGACCCTTTTCCTTAGTAAGAGACTTAATATCGTTTACCTTAAATCGAGTCTTAATCTGTTCCAAAAGCTTAGCTTCCGGGTACTTATCAATAATGTTTTTAATCGACATAGTAGTCTCAGAACTAATCATCTCGGTTTCTTTTGCCGATTCTGCTTTCCTGCCGGACGTTTTTTCTTTCTCTCCTGTATTAGTGGAATCACTGTCTTTGTTATCATCAATACAGAACAGCCCATTTAAAGCATATTTTCTGGCATAAGATGAAGCTGCACCTGTCACCTGGGAAGAATCCATGCTTTTTTTTGACTCTTCTTCCCTTGCATAAGCAACAGTTGTAATCTCACCGGTATCTTCACAGTCGTTTAGATGAGCTTCTGCCCTGACGTATATTCTATCCCCGACAACTTCCATCCGATCTGTGACTCTTAACACAGTCTTTGTTTCTGCCAGAAGCGGTTTTACAGCCTCCAGAATATCCTCACAACTTCTATATTTGTATTTCCCAAATAAATTGTACTGTCCTTTAGGGGCTTTCAGCTTTGACTGAATAATGCCTAACTTCTCATATATATTCACTTCTATTCCTCCTTGTCATAAACCACGTGTTTACTGCTTTCAATAATCAGCAAACTTGCAATATCTTTCATTGATAAGGTTGATTCGTTATAAATTTCAACCAGTGCATTGTAAGCGTCTGTTGAAACTTTCACGACAGGGTTATCCTTATCAGTTGCCGGTTGTTTCTTTCTCGCCGGAATACGGATTTCAAAATCACTCATAGCGCTCTCCTACTTAATCTGAATATTCTGAGAAGTTTTTAGTGAAATTCCCGGAAATTCTTTTCCGGCTTTCAATGCAGCTTTCAATCCGATTTTGTCAGGTGTAGGCTCTGCATATTTAAGGAACTCCTCAGGAACAGTTGCATTCGCTGAAATATCTACAGAATCACTTTTTCTGTAAGAAATTGATACCTTTGCAGTCTTAAATTTCTCACCATCCAGATATTTTGAAAGAAATTCTTTTAATGAAGCTGCTTTGTTCTCAGCAACTTTTTGACGTGCTGCAAGGTTATCTTTTTCTTCTTTTAAGGCTTTTGCATCTGACAGAAGATTTTTAATCCAACAACCGATACCCTCAATCTTCTGATCTCTTTCTATCTGAAGAGCAGAAAGCCTCTCAACATCAATGATTTCTCCTGTTTCCATGTCTACACAATCCATAATTGCGTTATCAATTTCGTACAATTTCATTATCTTTTCTCCTCTCTTTTAAAGAAACAATACAATGTATCCGTCTCATGACATTCGATATGATCCAGAGACATATCACAGTTTTCATAATCCAAAATGTGATCCCCTCTGGACTGAAGCTCTCTGAGCAATTCGTTAATGCATTCTGCTATCTCCAGACTGGGAAGAAGCTTCATAATTACTATCTGTTTACTCATTTGGATACTTCCCATCTATCAGAAGCTCCAGCAAGAATGCTTTGACTTTATTAAGTTTTTCACGATTTTCTTTCTCGAAAAATGAATCAAGATATACATCCTGATATAAATCCCATTTAAATTTGCCTTCGGGAAGACAAACATCGTCTTTTCTTTTAACCCCCCTTACGTTCAGACCATAATTTGAATATTCAAATGTAATACCAGCTGTCGGAACTTCATTCACAACTCTTTTACAGAGTCCATAAATTTCGTCAATCTCTTTCTCGAACATTTCTTTATCCTCCTTATTTCCTACCAGTCTGCTTTCATCTGGCGTACCGCCCATGCTGCCGAGATGCCAAAAAAGATGTTCAGCCAAATAGGTATGTCCACATATTTCCCGGCAAGCATGCAAACAGCAATTAGCATATATTCTTTCATTTTATTTCATTTCTCCTGCAATCCACGCAAGGTTGCTCGCCACCAGTGCGGCGGCCGTCACAATCCATGCAGTGAACCATCTTTTTGACTTTTTCTTACTTTCTTCGACAATTTCAGTCGCAAGTGCTACTTCGATGTCAGTCCATGTTGGCTGATTTTCGTTTCTAATTTCACTCATATCGTGCTAATTTCTCCTTATTTTTTCTTATTTGTCTTTACAATTAGCAGATAGAGAACTATAATGTATCTATCCACTAAGGTGTTTTAGTGGTGCAAAGCTCCGGGGCGGAGGCCCAATCTCCCTCCGGGGCACTCACTTATTAAGAGCAGCCTTACCTTTCCAGACATGTCCAGTCACTTCATAGACTTTCCTAGGGCTTATGATGTATGTAATTCGTCCACCGGAAAGGCTTTTTGCTGGCTTGTTATTCTGCACAGCCACTCCAATTGGCAACCATCCGTACACAATCCCTGCCCGGATTGCTGTTACAGGAAGTCCGATCAATTGGCTCGCGTCGGCTACGGTCAGAATTTCTGACGAGAATTCCGGCATCTGTGGAATGCCTGATATGATTCTTGCAACCTCTGCAGCGAACTGATGAACTTCTGCATTTTCTTTGACGTAAAGGTTTACTTCTTCTGGGGTCATAATTATTCACCACTTTCTTTTTCTTTTACAAAATGCTTTTCCATCAGGTCGGCAATCATAAGGTACTCTTCCGCAATTTTGCCCTCTCTGGTATTTTTTACCTGTTCGCGGAACTCTGGAATTGTTCCTAAGAAACAACCGCAAGATACTCTGATCTGCTTATCTTCGCACTGAAAGAATGTAGTTGTACGGAACTGAGTGCCGAAACCATGAATGGTTGTATAGTCTGCATTGCCGTAGACCTCTGCATCGCCGGAGACCCTTGCATCGCCGTAGACCTCTGCATCGCCGGAGACCCCTGCATTGCCGGAGACCCTTGCATTGCCATAGACCTCTGCATTGCCGGAGACCCTTGCATTGCCGGAGACCCTTACATCGCCGGAGACCCTTGCATCGCCGGAGACCCCTGCATCGCCGGAGACCCATGCATTGCCGTAGACCTCTGCATCGCCGTAGACCCTTGCATCGCCGTAGACCCATGCATTGCCGGAGACCCTTGCATTGCCGGAGACCCTTGCATCGCCGTAGACCCTTGCATCGCCGGAGACCCTTGCATCGCCGTAGACCTCTGCATCGCCGGAGACCCCTGCATTGCCGGAGACCCTTGCATTGCC